TCAAAATTGAATTGAGATCACCAAACCAATATTCTGTTCCATTCGTAAAAGATTATAGAGGGATTGCTTTGACATAATGTATACTCGCGATAAAAATAGTAATGCCGTTCTAAATAATGACGCCGCTGCTCTTAATAAATATAAACAGGAAAGAGCATTACACCGCAATGTTACTGCGTTAGCTGAAGAGATCTCTGATATAAAAATTTGTATCACACGTATCTGCGAACGATTAGATTTAATAGAGAAGAATTAAAATGGCCAAGTCGAATATTCAAAATATTACAACTGCACAATCATTTCAAAACTGGTTTGATAAAACAAATGAAATGGTTGATCTTTTTAGAACTTCAGCGGTTACCGCGTCCGTTGCCGGGGATATTACAACCGGGGATGTCAATCTAGTCGGTGATTTGACAGTTACAAATCTTCTTGCTGATACACAAATTAAAACAGACTCAATTGTTTCCTATACGGGTGGTGCCACCGTCGTGTTGGGTTCACCGCTTCAGGTTACAAGTTCTGCGTCAGAAATTGCCGCAACATTTCAATATGGCGCAAGTGGTGCATTAACACGATATACAAACGGTACATCCTCATGGGATATTGGTATTGAAGATAATACAAATCTTAACTTCATTATTAATACAGGTGTCGGCGCAACTCGTTTTGAATTGTCAGCAGCAGGTACATTAAAAGTTCCAAACCTTGAAACAATTGAATCAATTGTAGCAACTGAAGATGTTTCAATTGGCCGTGACCTCACGGTTACAGGTAATACGACATTCGGTGGAACACTGACAGCGGATGATTTAACTTTATCGGGTGACTTAACTTGTGTTGATGTATATGCCCAGGATGTATTTGCAACAGGCGAAGTTACAACAGCTTATTCTGCATCAGATAGAAAACTAAAAGAAAATATAAACGTAATTGATAACGCTCTCGATAAAGTATCACAAGTTAACGGATATACGTTTAACTATATTGGCAAAGAAGAAATTGCCACGGGTGTTATAGCACAAGAAATTGAAAAAGTACTTCCCGGAGTAGTATACGAAACACACTCTGAAGAAAATGGAAATTTCAAAGCAGTACGTTATGGAAACATTGTTGGCCTTCTTATTGAAGCAATTAAAGAGCTCAAAGATGAAGTGGATAATTTGAAAAATGGCTCTACAGACTAGCGGCCCAATATCATTAGACGATATTAAAGTTGAATTTGAAGGAACCACTTGGTCAATTAACGATTATTATAGGGGTGGCGGACTTGTTCCTGATTTCACCGTTAATAATAATGTGCCAACAAGCGGAGCAATTTCTTTAGGCGATTTTTACGGTGCTATTAACGGTATCGAAGTTACAATCACAATTGCCGGCGCAGGCGGGGCTGGCGGTGGCGGCCGGTATGAGCCAAATACTGCAGCAATTTCTAACAACGGCGGGGCAGGTGGCGGTTCAAGTTATGGCGGCGATCAAGGCATTGTTAGTGTAGCAGTAAACGGCGGCTCTGGCGGTAATAGTGCAGGTTCAACAAACTTTGTCGGAAATGCTGGCGGCGACACAAGCTTTGGTAATGGTGGAGGAGCAGCAAACCAACAAACAAATGGTCAGAATGCAACCGGATTTGGTGCAGGTGGCGGTGGCGGTGGCGGTGATGCAGACTCAGGTAAAAATGATTCTGAAGGTAAAGGTGGTAATGGCGGAGCTGCTGGGCAGGTGTATAATATAACGACCGTAGGCGGCATCGGTGAAACAGTAACATATAGCCTTGGCGCTGCATCCTCCACAAGAGGGCAAGCAAATACACTTGGCGGTTATGGTAAAAGTGGTGTTATTCAATTTCAATATAATGGTTTAACTCTTATCTATTCATTAACAGGAACACACGTTATTGGTTCGGTTACAACCTCGTCTAACTTGATGCAAGAATGTGATGCTCAATACTATAATGCTACTTCTGGTACTTGGCCGGATATTTCAGGTAAAGGCAGAGACTTACAGGCGGATGAATTTCCTGGTCCTTATAATAATAACGCATCATTAGGTTGGCACGATTCAAGTAGCACTGCTCCGAACTTCTTTATGTATCAAAACCTATTTACTGGTCCGGCATCAGATAGCTTTACGATCACCAATACATCAGGTTATACAATTGAATTGGTATGTAGAACTGAGATTTATACACAAAATGCCGCGTTTAAATTCCACGGTGGTGTCTATCTTTCTAGAGGAATATTCTCTCACCCAACATGGACAAACGGGAATTGGTATTTTGACCAAGGTGGTTGTTGCGCAGCAAGCCAAAGACTTAATGTTGCAAACAACCAAACCTCATATCAACATATTGTATTGCGTTCTACTCCATCACGTAGACATATTATTAGAAACGGTACCATTATCGCAACAAATACAACAGGCGCTGCAAATATTTCATTGAACTCAACTCCAATGAACGTAGGCGGGTCAAGTAATGAATATGGTGGAATTAACAGTTCTTGGTATGCGCGCTTAGGATATTGGGCAGTACATAATACAGGATTAACTGATACACAAATTACCGAGCGGTGGAACAACATCCGCGGAAGATGGGGATTATAATATGATATTAAGACAATTGATTACTGATGTCTGCAAGGACACTACAACCGTTGTAGGTGATAACATTATAGAAGACGTGTATCTTATGACTATGCGTAAACGTAATACTGAAGACGATAACGCAACAAAAGAATTTGCACTTATTTTTACAGAAGAAAACAGATCTGAAAGAGCGTTACAATATCTTCAAGATAATAACGTAAATGTAAATGACGAATTAAGAAACTTTATTACTAGTCTTGGTGTTGCTCATGGTGGTAAACTTGCAATCGGTTCAGCATCATTTATTGATAGACAAACTATTAACTTTGGTGCTACATTTAGATCAGACGGTGATGTACCTTTTAAAGATAGGTTTCCATACTCTGAATATGCTAATATCAATGATATCTGTATTCGCGGTGGCTTTAAATTCATATATAATCTAAATACAGAAAAATTTGAAACCTTTAAAATATATTTTCAAGCGCCAGGAACAGCAGATAGCAATGGAAAGACTTTTAATGTCGAAGATGATGAAAGTCTTACATTAGTTGATACACAAATTTGCACTCACACAAACGTGGATGAGGATACTGATCTTGATAGCATCAGTGAATTTTATTCAAGGTTCACAACAGAATTAAATTATGCGCACGAATTGAACGAAATTAGAAACGGAAGAGAACATTACCTAAACTTTAAATTGACTGAGCGTGATAACAGAGAACAAGGTGGAATAGGTTTCTTGCTATTTAGCAGACCACTGCCAAACCAATCTTTATTTCCTGATTTATAATAATATCCTTTTACAATAAATAGTCGGTAAGATACCTTTATAAATAAAATAAAAAGAAGCAGGATAGCCGTATGTCAAAGATTACAGAACTAGGTCCTATAACCGGTGCAAATACACGCACCGAAGACCTCTTTGTTATAGTTAACCTTATCCAAGGTGATGACGGTACAAAGAACCTAACTAGAGCTGAATTAGTTCAAGCTATACAATATGAAATCTTTGATAGAATTACAATCACTGGAGGTACAATCTCCGGTGTAACAATGTCCGACTCAGTTATTAATACTACACAAATTAATGACTCGACAATAAACCGCGGAACAATGCAACAGACCGTGATATCTAATGTCACCATTCTGACTGCAACCGCAAACAATATCTCGATGGATGCCTCAACTATCCTGAACTCTGATTTCAGTGATGGCACAGGTAACAACGATGTATTTACTTATTCAACAATTGACAATTCAAAATTCAATGACGGCCAAGGTAACAATATGGTCTTTACGAATTCTCGTATTGACAATTCCGAATATAATAATGTTACTATTGACCAAGGTACTGCAAATGGCCTGATCCTTACAAACATTAGTATCGACGAACTTATTCTTGAAGATGCTACGATTTCTAACTCATCAATCGTTACAACTGATTTTTCTGAAGGTACTATCTCTAACAGTTCTATCTTCAATGTTGATCTTGATGATGTTGATATTACAAACTCAAGATTTTCAAACGGCCAAATTTGGGATACAGCAATTGCTAACTCAACAATCCTAAACACTGATTTCAGTGATGGCACTGGTAATAATAACGTATTTACTAGTACTATTCTACAAGGTCGGATTATAGATTCAACTGCCAACAATGTTACGATGACTTCATCCTCCATAACAGGCGGGTTCATTAATTCAGTAGATATTACTGACTCTGATTTCAGTGACGGAACAGGATCCAATAATGTATTTACCGATACAACAATTCAAGATGGTACTCTTGATAATAACGTAATTACTAATTCATCGTTCCAAGGTATTATGGATAATGTGACAGCGTCAAATATGACCATCACAAGTTCCGAAACAAAAGGAATGGCAATCTCTGATAAATCATCATTTATTGATGGTTCTATTCAGGACTCAGAAGTTTCAAACACAACAATTGATAGCTCAACACTTGTTGACTTTGACATGGAACTACACAAAGTGTGGCAACCAAACATGGATGAAGATAACTACTTCGCCATTAAAAATGTTAAAACAAATGAAACACAACAGATCAGCTATCGCCAATTCTTTGAGGAAATTTCTAAGTCAACAGAAAAAGCACTTAAGGTACACGTTGCCGTTGATGGTGATGATAGAAACCCAGGTACAATTCTTAAACCTGTTCAAACACTAAAACGCGGTGCGGAACTTGCAGTTGAAAAAGCAGGTGGTGTTTATAACAGAAACGCATTAAACGAAGCAGTTCATATTTCAGTAGGTCCAGGTACTTATTATGTAGATGACCCAATTGAATTGCCTGACGATTGTTCTATGACTTCAACAGCTGGTCAGTACGCAACAGTTATTCAAAAGAAACCAGGATTTGAAAGAACTAACGGTGTTCTTGTTGGATCAGGTTGTTATGTTCAAGGTTTTGCATATATGAACTTTGAAGTTGATAACTTTGATTATCCTGAAGGCGGATTTGCGGTTGCATATCGCCCAGGTGCAAAACTAAGACGTTCACCATATATTCGAGATAGTTCTCAGTTGTCAAACTTTAACCGTTTGGATGTCGAACCACCTCTTAACCCATTCAACTCAAAAGGTACAATTGCCGACCTTGGTCAAGAATTCTTTATGGAACCAGGTCACTCAATTGAATCATTATTTGCCGAAGGTGATTATATTAGTTTCTCATCAGGTGCATCAGGTTACGTATCCTGGACAACAAGTGTTACGTCTGACTCAGCAATTTATGTAAGAAACCTTGTTGGTAATGTTGAACCAGGTGATATGCTGTATTCTGAAAGTGGTGGTACAGGTCAAGTTGCATCAGTTGGTATTGATGACTTCCCGAACAGACTTGTTGGTCGCGGTGGTGGGTGTATGCTCGCGGACCGTCGTGTACTCGATCCTGACTCATTGTTTACATATGTTCTTTGTTTTGGTTTCACACCTCGTACTCAAAACGGTATGGGTTATGTGGCACGAGACGGTGCAGGTGTTAACGGTATTGGTTCATTGTCAATCTTCGTTCGTACAGCATTCTATGCACTAAACGGCGGTCAAATGACCTTGAACAACTCAGGTACTCAGTTTGGTGACATTTCAATGAGAGCTAAAGGCTCAACTGAAGTGTTTACACCATCATCAACCGATGAAGCAATTCTGTTCTCTAACACTGTATTTGCCGATACCCTTATGGATAACAAGCAAGACATTATTGAAGATATGGTTGGTTATTTGACAACACCAGTATCACAAGGTGGTTTGGGTTATCAAGGTTATGATGCTGAAAAATGTAAACGAGACACAGGAATTATCATTGATAGTGTTGGGTATGACGTTGCACTCAATACAAACTATTGGGGTCGACTAAACGGTATTGCTTATTCAAGCCCAATTTCATATGTTGTTAAAAACGAGCAGTTGACTGAAACTCTTGGTGCCAACGAACATTTGAAATCAGAAATTAACAGATTGTTTAGCAATTCAGAAGCAGCAGTTAATACTCGTGCCAACGTTTCCCTTGATGAGACATTAAATATTCTTGAGAATGGCGAGTCATATGCATCTGACCTATTCTTTACAGATACAGGTAATGTTGCAAGAACAGCTGCTCGTGAAATCATCCAAGACAACCGTGAACTTATTATTGATGGAATGGTTGAATGGATTGATAACAATGACGAATTCTTCTCATACGATAGTGCTAAATGTCGCCGTGATATTCAAGAATATATTCTACCTGCTGTTAAGTGGGACTCAATGCTTGATACAAACTACAACTCAGTAGTTGCAGGACAGGCATATTATTCTAAACAAGGTCAAACAGTTGTTGAAAATCAACGTGAAGAAACTGTTGGATCATTTGAAAGATTACGCAAAATTACCGATGATCTTGTCGAAGCAAACTCTGCAATCATGGCAGAAAGATCATACGATAGAATGAGCACAATTATTGATATTCTTGATAACACAAGAACTCAAAAATTCAACCCAACAAAAGCAACATACGAACCTGATACAGGAAGAATGGTTATCACAATCGGTGCCCATACTTTGCAAAAAGGTCAGTTCGTAACAATTGCTGATGAAGCATTTACATTCACTTGTGATAGTGATGGCAACAAGTTAGAAATCTCTCACCCACGTAAGAGTGATACATTTAACTACCGCCGTGCTATACCAATTGATGAAGTTTCAGCAAAGACTATCACAATCAATGCAGGCACAACAGGTGCTAACTTTGCTCATACATTCGTATCGGCAAAACCATCATCTGTATCCGTATTAGGTGAAGCATTAACATTCTCTGATGATGTTGGTATCCCTGCTGATAAACGTAATGCTCGTAAGCAATTGCAAGCAAACAAAGAATTCATCCAGGATTACATGGAAGGATGGGCAGAAAATCAATGGTATTTCTATGACAGCAAAAAGTGTGAAAGAGATACTAAAGAATATATCATGCCTGCCGTTCAAAGAGATTTGTTGTTAGGTACAAACTTTAACGCATATCAAACAGGTATTGCTTACCGTTCCAAATCAGGTGAAGTAAGTGTTACAAAACAACTTGAGCAAACTGTTGCTTCAATCAACCATATGAAATCTGAAACTGCAAACACAGTAACAGGTAATACACTTGCAGTTGATAGAGTTAACACATCGTTTGACCAAATGGTTGCATTGTTGAATAACAATGGTAAAAAATATACACCAACCAACGCAGCATATAATCCTGTAACCGGTGTAGTTGAAATTACAATCGGTGCTCACGATTTTGCCGTAGGTGATAAGATCCGTATTGAAAAGAACAGCATGGTATTTACCTGTGCTCTTGATGGAAACACTTCACAGCATGCGTATCCATCAACAACATTTGAAACATGGACACCATCAACCGCAACATACGTTCCATCAACTGGCGAGTTCACGGTTACAATTTCTGCTAACCAATTAAAAGCAGGTGATACCGTAACATTTAAACCAGGTGCTATCACATTCACTTGTGAGCTTGATGATAACGTAACTGAGCATGCCGCACCTGAGTCACATCACCCATTCTTTAATAAGCCTGTAACAATTGATGAAGTTAACGGTTTTGTTTTGAAAATGAATGTTGGTGCAGTTACAGATGGCGGTGGAGTACATACATTCGTATCAGCATTGGCTGATGGTTTGACAACAGAACGTCAGCATCCTGCATACGAAAACCCTGTTGAAATCAGTGCAAGAACCGCAACAACTATCACAGTTAATGTTGGTAAATCACAAGATACTTCTGCTCATACATTTGTATCAGCAACAACAAATGCTATTCGTGAAGATGGCATGTGGACAGGAAAATATACACCACAAGATGTAACATACGATCCTGTAAACGGTGAAATGGTTGTAACAATTGGTCAGCATGATTTGCCTGTAGGACAATGGATTTCAATTGCTCCCGAGTCAATCGTATTCAGTTGTGATGTTGGCGGTGTTGTAGGAACAGATCCTGCACCATTACCAGGTCACCCAGCATATAATCAACCTGTAAGAATTACAGAAACAACTTCAACAACATTTACTGTTAATGTTGGTAATGCTAACGGGCATGCTAATACGCACACATTCGTATCGGCAACAAAAGATTGTATTGATGGGCACGCATTGTACTTTACTGACCCAGCAAAATTTGTTAAAGCTTACACACCAACCAACGCAACATATGATCCTAACACAGGTGACATGGTTGTAACAATCCCGGGACACGATATTGAAGTAGGCGATAATGTTCAAACAAAACCGTTGAGTTTCGCATTTAGTTGTGGATTTAATGGCGGTGGAACAGACTATCACCCACGTATCGGTGAGCCGATGTACGAACACCCACAAGAAGTAACCGCCGCGGATGCAACTACAATTACATTCAACGCAGGCTCAGCGGGTGGTTATACAGGTACTCATACATTCGTATCTGCTGAAGAAGGTTCAATTATTAAAGTAAGCTCATCTGAAAAAGGTAAGTATGCCGCAAGACAATTGCAGAAAAACAAAACCTTTATTCAAGAAGAAATTACTGCATGGTTGAATGATAATTACTTCATCTATGATAAAGAAAAATGTATGCGTGACACAGGATATATCCTTAACGCTGTAATGCGTGACGTTTTGACAGGTTCAAACAATAACGCAGTTTACACAGGTATGGGTTATCGCATCGGTACTGTAGGTGCTAACAATGTTGTTAATAACCAATTAACAGAAACTGTTGGTGCTATCACATGGCTCAAAGGTAAAATTAACACTGACGTATTAACTGATGCAACAGCAATTGCTCGCTCTGACGCAGCATTTGATGAAATCATTGATATTATGTCAAACGGTAATGCCGCAGCTGATGCAATCGACTTTGGTATTCAATCAATATCAGAAGATGCATTTGCAGCACGCCATATCCTACAACTTAATAAATCATTCATCCAAAAAGAAGCAATTGCATGGATCACAGCAAACCATCCTGGATTTGTTTATGATGCTGCTGCTTGTGAGCGTGACCTTGGTATCTTTGTTGATACTGTTTCTTGGGATGTTCAACACGGTTCAACTGCATCAACTGTAAATAATTCAAGACTGTATTTTGAAAATGCATTACCTGTTTTGGCAGATGATGAAATTGTACCAACATCAGAAGTATATGACCACATTGCTAAAATCGCAGGTCAAATTGTTCGTGGTGAAGAAGTTGATAATCTTCAAAGTGTTGTTGCACAAGTTAAAACTGATGAAGATACTTACACGCCAACGACTGCAACTTATGATCCTGTTACTGGTATCATGGTAGCAACAATTGGTACTCATAATTTTGTTATCGGTGATAGAATTACAATTGATCCTGAATCAATCACATTCAGTTGTGGATTTGGCGGTGGTGGAACAGACTCACATCCAAATGCCGCGGATCCTAACTTACGTAAACAATTTATCATTACTGCTGCTGATGCAACTACAATTACTGTAAATGCCGGGTCTGCAAATGGCTACACGGGTGCTCACACATTCGTATCTGCTGATGCTGATTGTATCCGCCGAGCAAATGTTGCCGAGGCATATACCGCAACTGATGTTGCATATGCTCATATGACAGGTGTAATGGAAGTTACTCTTGGTGATAGACATAGATTTAGTGTTGGTGATTATGTTATCTTTGATGAGAACGCAATCACACTATCTTGCCCAACATCACCAACTGATCCTACGCCAATTAATATCTCACATCCACGCCCAACTGATCCAATCTTTAACAAACCAGTTAGAATTGATGCTGTAACTTCAACAACAATTACAATGCAGGTCGGTGACGCTAAGGTTGATAAGGTACATACTTTCGTATCAGCAACAGCAAACGGTATTAGAAGATCACTTGCACCGACGGTATCAAGTTCAGTAGTTAATTTGTTTGACGGCGTAGGCCAAACAATCAGAAATAACGATGGCACTGTTCCTACAGTTATTGAGCCAAAACCAACATCGGCATACGGCACAACAATCATATCAGAAGCAAGATTAATTGGTGGATCAAAACCAAAATATCAAACAGAAATCATTGATTTGATTGCTGTGACATACGCAGGTCTTGCATACAACGAAGCTAAATGTTACCGTGATATTGGTTACATTGTTGACGCAATCACCGAAGATTTGGAATACGGCGGAGATGCCGCGACAGTACATTCTGCAAATTATTACTTCCTTGGTGCAGTTAATACATTACCACCTGAGCAAAGAGGACCGACAAGATTAGCATATCAACACCTTGCTGATGTTATTGATGAAGTTTCTCGTGCTATCACTGTAACAGCGACAACAGGTAATGTAAGAGTACAAGATACGACATCTATCCCAGCGGCGGATGTTGCAACTGGTTCTCGTGCCCACGATCTTGTTGAAATTATCGCACAAACAGTTGATGATTTCTCACCTATCAAAATACCTGCGGTTACATCAAAACCATTGATGGAACCATCAAGAACATACGCAAGACAATCACTTGCCATGAACCGTGAGTTTATTCAAAATGAAATCGTTAACTATATTGATGACGAATTCTATACATTTGATGAAAACAAATGTGCTCGTGATGCAGGATTTATCCTTGACGCAGTTAGAAGAGATGTTCAAACAGGTTCAAACTATAATGGTAAGTACGTAGGCAAATCGTACCGCATTGGTACTGTAGGAGCTGATAAGGTTATTGAAGACCAACTTGCCGAAACAATTGAAGGAATTCAATATATACAAAAAGACATTGAGTCAAGATTGACCGGTGTGGCATTAACAAGAGCTCAGAATTCCTTCAGTAACATTATTACCGCAATGGTAAACGATTACACACCTGACGGTACAAACTATGATTACGGTACAGGAAACCGTGGGTCAAATAATATAAACGCAAGACAAGCATTACAATTGAACCGCGCATTCTTGCAGGCTGAAGCAACAGCATGGGTTGCAGCTAATTACCCATCATTGTCATACGATACTGCTAAATGTGAAAGAGATACTGGCATCATGGCTGATGCGGCATCATATGACATTCAGCACGTAACTAACACCGCTATGCTTGATGTTGCTAAATTGTACTTTGAAAACGGACTATCAACATTGTCCGCAGATCAACGTGCACCTACTGCCGCATTATATACACACCTCGGTGATGTTTCTCGTGACTTAATCCTTAAGATTGATGTTACACCATCAGCAGGTAACACTGTAATCCAAAATAAAGTATTCGGTCCTGTTGCTGCGGCAATCGGAAATGATATGCAAGATCTTTGGGAAATTATTGCAACTGTAATTGCTGCCGACTCATTGGTTGATATGCCAGATGATATTGAAGTATTCGCAGGAGCAGTTGGTGCTGCATCTTACGATTATGAAACTGAAGCAGCATTGATTGGTTCAAGAAAAGACGCATTACAATCAACAATTACTGATTATCTAAAAACAACATTCAACTACCTCGAGTATGACCGTGACCGTTGTTTCCGTGATACAGGTTATATCATTGATGCGATTTGCCACGATATTCAATATGGTGGTAATTCAGCAATGGTAAATGCCGCAGGATTGTATTTCAAAAATGCAGTTAACCTATTACCAACAGATCAACGTGATGCAACAAGAATGGCATTTACTCGACTCGGTGAAATTGTTGAGCACGTAACCAGAAATGAATTGGTACCTGTTGAATTTGGTGCAAAATATACACCAACAACTGCAGTATACGATAACGTAACTGGTGAAATTGTAATCACAATTGGTCAGCACGAGTTAACAACTAATGACCATGTTATGCTAACTGAAGATGGTATGACATTTACTTGTGACATGGATGGAAACACAACAAATCACGCAGCGCCACAACCGCACCATCCTGCATACCTCCGTGCAATTCCTGTACTTGCAACATCATCAACAACTATTACTGTTAATGTTGGTCCTGCTGCAGGCGGTGCTCATACATTCGTATCAGCATTACCAAATGCGGTTTCACAAGTAACAGGAAACCTTATCAAACAAGATACATCTCATCTTGCAGCAAGAAGAACAATTGCAACTGAAGCTAAAAACTTGGCATGGATTGTTGCAAATATTGCAGATGATAATGATGAAAAAGGTATTCCATTAGAGGTTCCACCATTTACAAATTGGATCCAATCTGATCTTATCACAGCAAAAGAAGCAATTGAAGATTCAATTCCTGCTCTTGCAACATCGGTTATTAATTATATCACAAACAATTGGAATGGTATCAGTTATCCGAAACAGAAATGTCGCCGTGACATTGGTATCCTTGTAGATGCTATATCGCATGACGTTAACTACACAACCAACTTTGCATCGGTACAATCTGCACAGTTCTACTTTAGAAACGCAACAAGCGTACTGCCATATGACCAACGTCAGCAAACCGCAGATCTATATACTGTAATGGCAGATTTGGTATCAGCAGTTGTTCAGGAGCAAACACCAAAAAATTACGGTTACACTCCAACAAATGTAGTTTATGATCCACTTACTGGTATGATGACAGCAACAATCGGTTCTCATAACATTGAAGCAGGTGACTTTGTAACATTTGATAACTTGGGCATTACATTCTCTTGCCCAACATCAGATGTTGATCCTACACCGATTGAGATTTCTCACCCACGTGTTGGCGGTGATGAATGGGCAGATGGTAAACCATGCAGAGTTGAATTTGTTGACGGTACCACAATTACAATGAATGCCGGACCGGCAGGTGTTGATAAAGCTCATACATTTGTATCAGCAACAGAAGGTGCAATCAGAAAAGCAATTGTTACAAGACAAGCACAAGATATATCAGGTGCACCAGCAACTGCGGTTGAAGGTGAATATGTTGCCGATATGATCCGTATTATTGAAGATGCAATCCGCCGTGATAGCATTGATGGTATTCCTGAAATTATTGAACCTGATACTTCATGGATTGATAACAGCCTTGTTTGGGCGGGTAAAGAAATTGATGATAATTTGGATATCCTCGCAGACGATGTAACAAATTGGATAAATACTACTTATAATGTATTGGATTATAACAAAGTTAAGTGTCGCCGAGATGCAGGATATCTTGTTGACGCATTTGCATATGACCTGAACTACGGCGGAACATCTGCTTCTAAATGGAATGCGGCATTCTACTTCTGGAACAACGTATATCGTATCCCAGAAGATCAACGTGTGCCAACTGCAAAAGCATACCGTAAATTAGGTGAGATTGCTCGTGACGCACTTCTTGAGACACTACCAGGTGTTTCTATTAAAGGTGAGTCAACAACAGCAGTTGAAGCACAACACGTTTATGACCTTGCCGATATCTATTATCGCTCGTTCCTGAACAAAGATGAAAAAGACTTTGGACCAACAATCCTACCTGACTTTGACTGGGAAGATAATAAAGTGTTTAAATTTGCTCGAGAAATCCTTATTGCCAACAGAAAGAAATTGTCTGTTGAGACTGTAAGATTTGTTGGACAGAATTATAAATTCTTTGATATTAACTTGACTCGCCGTGACGCAACTAACTTGTTGCAATCATTGGCAAATGACTTTAAATTCCAAAATATCGTTACAGGTCAAGATGGAAGTCAAACATCCACGAGAACATATGCAGCAGCATTCTTCGATTACAATGGTAAGCACGTGTTCCCAGTATTCAATCCAACAACACCAGGATTAAGTTTCCAAGGTACACTGAACGGATTGGGCGCATTGGGTAATGTCACTGGACAAAAACCAAATCACGCATATATAGTATCAACGGATTATGCCGGAAATAGGTATGACGGTACTATTTACTATTGGGACGGAACAGCATGGCAAACAGATGGAGCTAATAACGTGGATCTACTTGTATCATTCTATCAGGCATGGGAAAGAATGAAAACATTTATTAAAACGAATTACACACCAGATATAGACCACGATGCAATGATTGATGGTTTGTTTGACGATGTTCTTCGTGCGTCTGTCCTAAGACCGAGTGTATTGACCTTTGGTTCACTTGTTGAATCAATTGCTCACCAGTTTAACGGTGCTTCGGCAGGTGTTAACAGAAATGCGCTCCCAATTAACTTTAGAAACCTCGGCTTGCCGATCTCTGCTATTGCATCTGTACTTTCAGAAGATGGCGGTAGGGTTCGTTGGTCAGGTGCAGACGAACTTAACAACCAATACTTTGCAAGAGGATTGAGAATTAACGGTAGAACAGGTCGAATTGAAGGCCGTCCGTTTACATCATCGGTTCGTAAACTTGCAAGACGAGCATCTAACAGCCGCGCTGTAGTATAAAGGAAATAAAAAATGTCATTTGAATCATACGTCGACTCAAACACTGGTATCACAATTGTTGTGACTACTCAGGCGCCTGACGCTTTGCCCGTCGGCAAAAATTTAGAACTATCCACGAACTGGCAAGAAGTTATCACGGTACCTCAATTTAAAGTACCTGAACTTGTATTTGGTGGTTCAACAACAATTGAGCCAGGTGTTGGCGAAGTTATCTCACCGTTGATTGTTGCAAACAAGACAACAAATACCGCGACGGTTGATGTAAAAATTTATCGTTACTCTGAAAACTTAGAATTTTACCTAGTACGGGAAATGCCTGTACCTGGATATGATACAATACCAATCCCACTTAACGGACAATTCTTTGCCTCGGGTGATACGTTAGAAGTTAAATCAAGTGCTAATACAACATTAGATGCAACCCTATCATTCACATTAGGCCAAGCGGAGGAATACGATGTCGACTAGGTTCAAGTCAATGCGAGCTAGGACCGTTACCCTCGGTCATGGTATTCCACAAGCATTTCCGATAGGGTTAGATCCAGCACCGTTTGAAGGATCTATTGTATATGCCGACAACGGCACAATGAAGTATTCAAATGGTACTGTATGGCAAGATATGGGTACAGGACCACAAGGTACTCAAGGATTTACTGGTATTCAAGGTGACCAAGGCCTACAAGGTGATTACGGTCCGGGGTTTACAATCTTAGGATCGGTTGCTGATGTAGATGCAGGCGGCGATCCACAAGCAACACTTACTGCAGCATTCCCAACACCAAATATCGGCGAAGGTGTAATTGATGAAGCAGATGATGAACTTTGGATTTGGGATGGAACGAATTGGGTTAACATTGGATCATTCCGTGGTGTTCAAGGTTTCCAAGGTGTTCAAGGTGACCAAGGTTTACAAGGCGACCAAGGACAAGAAGGTATTCAAGGCTCACGCGGTTATCGTGGTTTCCAAGGTACACAAGGTTATCAAGGCACACAAGGCGTCCAAGGATTGCAAGGTGTTCAAGGACCACAAGGATTGCAAGGTGACCAAGGCGTTCAAGGTCCGCAAGGGTTACAAGGAGTTCAGGGTCCACAAGGCGTTCAAGGTCCGCAGTCGATCCAAGGTACAACAGGTATCCAAGGTGACTTAGGTTTTCAAGGTACACAAGGTTGGAATGGTACCGACTCAGGAATGGTCATTGACTATACACTCGGTACAGAAGTAACAGATCAAAATCCAACAGGTGGGTCATTTAATACAAACAACACAGTTATTGCAAGTGCTACCAAACTATGGTTTAATAGAGACGATACTTATAATGTAGATTTGGTTGACTATTTCCGTGCAATTGATTTATCAACATCGGCAAATAAAGCATATATCAAAATAACTAAACGTGACGAACCAGCATATTATCTTATATTCTCAGTACAAGAAATTACTGAAAAAGGTACAGATCCATCTAATTATTTTGAATTGGATGTTACATATATCGGCGGTCCTGCTACTCGAGCAAATTGGCAAACTGCCGATTTTCCAACTCCAGGTACAACAACATCATATCCATTGGTTGTTGCCCTTGACCAATCAGGTGACCAAGGTGTTCAAGGTTTCCAAGGTACTCAGGGTTTCCAAGGATTTACTGGTATTCAAGGTTTCCAAGGTTTCCAAGGTCCGCAAGGATTACAGGGTACACAAGGTTACCAAGGTGTTCAAGGCTTCCAAGGTTTCCAAGGTGAAATCGGTTATAGTGGTGGTCTGACATTTGAGTGGGATTTTAATCCGTCAACAACTGAAGGTTTCCCGGGATTAAACGGTTGGTTACTTAATAACGCTGATGTTACTCAAGCTGATAAGTTGTATATTGATGACCTCACACATACAGGTCGCCGAGTAGATGGATTGTTTGATTTCCTTCAAACACTTACAAGTTCTCCAAAAGGCTCAATCTTTATTAGAACACCAAAGAATGTAGGAAACGGTAATTACGAATTCCTGATCTATAACTTCACAAATTGGACTTGGGATGCAGGTCCAACTGACTGGGGACACTTTGATATTACCTATGTTGACCGAAGTACTTTGGGCGGAACTGATCTTTCACCAGGTACAAGTTGGAATACAGGTGCGGTAGCATCATTCGGTGATACTGCAATTATTGATTTTATCCCATATGGTGATAAAGGTAATCAGGGTACTCAGGGTTTCCAAGGTACAACAGGTATTCAAGGCGATGAAGGTTTCCAAGGTACACAAGGTTATCAAGGTACACAAGGTGTCCAAGGAGTCCAAGGAACACAAGGTTGGCAAGGTACTCAGGGTTTCCAAGGATTTACTGGTATTCAAGGTGATGAAGGCTCACAAGGTACTCAAGGCTTCCAAGGAGCACAAGGTACTCAGGGTTTCCAGGGAGATCAAGGAACACAAGGTTTCCAAGGTTACCAAGGTGTTCAAGGTATGGAAGGCGGCAGAGAATTTGTTGTAACAAACACAGGTTCTACTTCATATGAAGTTGACGGTGTAACACAGCCTAACCTACATCTGTTGAGAGGATTTACTTATACATTTGATTTGAATGTATCAGGTCACCCATTTAAAATTAGAACAAGTGCAGGTGGTTCAGATTACACTAACGGCATAACAATTGTCGGTAATGATGAAACTGGTAGATTGATATTCAGGGTGCCGTTTAATGCTCCCGCTACTTTAGTTTATCAATGTTCTATTCACTCAGGAATGGTTGGGAATATCTTTACATCTGAAGTTGGTCCGCAAGGTACTCAAGGATTGCAAGGTGACCAAGGTGTCCAAGGTGTCCAAGGATTACAAGGAGTTCAAGGTCCACAAGGTACTCAAGGCTGGCAAGGTACACAAGGTTACCAAGGTGTTCAAGGTGATTTAGGTTTCCAAGGTACACAAGGTCCACAATCTATCCAAGGTACAACAGGTATTCAAGGTGACTTAGGTCCTGCCGGTGAATTTGGTGGTATGACTCTTGATTATACATTTAGTACCGCAACGGATACTTCAGATCCAGGTGTTGGTTTACTTAAATTCAATGCGGCAAACATTGCTTCTGCAACTGAAATGCGTATTGACGACCGAGATGACTCGTTTACCGATGTTCAAGCATTCTTAAGAACAACAGATGAACCAACAAGTGCTGTAAAAGGTTTCTTTAGGGTTATTGATGGTACAACAACAAGTAACTATGTTGCATTTAGAATCAATGATGTTATTGAAAGATCAGGCTTTTTTGAATATGACTGTACTTTCTTAACAGGTTCCGTTACATCATTTGGAAATAATTCTGATGTTAGAATTACGTTTGCAAGAACAGGTGATAAAGGTGACACCGGTTTACAAGGTATTCAAGGACCACAAGGATTGCAAGGTGTACAAGGTGATGAAGGTGGCGTAGGTTTACAAGGTATGCAAGGTCCTCAAGGCCTACAA